TCAACATCATAATAATTTTGATTACCTCGTTTAACTATCCATTTTTTATAAAACGTTTCAGTTTCTGCTATAACAATGGAATTAATCATATCTTGTAAAGTTTCTGTATTCATTTTTCTTTCTTTATTGCTTTTTGTGTTGGTATATGACCTTATTATGGAGTCAATATTTCAGAATCAATTTTACCTACTTTTGTGTCATAAGGGGTTTTGTATTTTGTGTCATAAGGGTTTTGCATTTTGTGTCATAAAAAAAATGTGGATTTTCCGATAATCCTTTATTATTATTATTATTTTTATAAATCATATATTCCTGTGTGCTTACAGAGTCGTTTAATATCTTTTATACCTTCCATTGTGCTTTTATTCATTACTTTAGGGTTTCCACATTCACCACGTGAATACATATCATTTGCCATTTTATATAATATATCATTTTGTCTCTCATATGATTCCATTAGGAGTTGGAACATTCTCCTATCTGGATTAGGCATAGTTAGACTCGCATAAATCATTTTTTCTATTTTTGCTTTTTTAATACAATTTCCTATATAAGTTTCTACATAAGTTGCTAATTGGTGTTTTTCTTCTTGTTGTATTATCTCGTATAATTCCTTGATATGCTCATTACATTTGTTATCTAATTTCTCATAGTTTGATATGTCAATTGGCTGGAACATTTTTCTAATTGTTTTGTGTTGGGATATGACCTTATTATGGAGTCAATATTTTACAATCAATTTTCCAGACCCTTTTTGTGTCATAAGGTTTTTCAGTGGAATAAACTTTATAAACTCTTCATTGGTATTTTCATAATAACGCTCCTCAAAATAATGATGACCTACACTACTGAGACCTTCTTGATACCCTTTCACTCCATATTGTGTTATAAGTCCCTTTTCGTATTTACAAAATAATTTTCTAAATACAACATCTACAATATATCCCTTCTTCTTATGCAATCCTTCTATTTTTTTTTTTAGTTCCGTATCATTCTGGTCAATGACATAACTAATCCACGCACAATCCCATTCTTCCATTATTTCATAACTCATTTTTACATTAATTTTTGTGTTGATAGATGACCTTATTATGGAGTCAATATTTTACAATCAATTTTTTATATAATCCTTTTGCATTGCAGACGAATGACTCATGGCTTTACTATCATTGTCCATTTTTTTGACAGTCTCACCATACTCGCTTGACAAATATATATGACGCAACATGCTCACGGATATTTTACTATCAAATATTCTATTCAGACTTTTTGTAATCCATGTGATAGATTCGGGGGCAATGTTATCTTGATTTCGTAAAATGAAACTCATATGTTTTAAATCAAATGCTTTTATGTGTTCTACAATAACTTCCTGCAAATAGGGACTTACCTTGAATGATTCCTGTCCGTTAGATGCTGATGTCTTATACACATTAAATACGAATTTGTTGCTTGTCACATCATAATAGTTTTTTGTCAAATCTTCCATCGTTCCATCTGTTGTAATAACCATCTGGAAATAATCCAATGCTCTTCTTGGCGGGAACAATACATACAATGATAACAACATATAATCCGCATACAATTTTCTAAATAACATATTTTCCTTGACCTCTTCTACGGGACTATTCAATACCTTTGCTTTCAATCCATTATGCAATGCAATCACTTCGCTCCAACTAATCCAGTTCTTTTCTTGTTTCTCTGTTTTTACCGCTGGGTCAATCGCATTCACGCTCGCTATCATTTCCATCATAATACCTTGATATAATACAAGTAATTTGGGCAACTTCTGTGATTCTCTCAATAATGACACAATCGCAGTCGCATAACTCTTTCTTGTATTCAAATTCTCAATCGCATCTAATTGTTTCTTAATATCGTCTGTTTTTTTTAGAAAATTCAAATTCTTGATTTCTACACCATTATTCAATTTCTTCGCTTTTGCTAAATATAAATTCACACTGGACTCTGACAACCCCTTTTCAATAAACTTCGCAGTGATTTCTGTTTTAAACTGTTCGCTCATATTTTTCTATATATATACCTCTTTTATTATATTTATATAGATTTCCTAAATACAATCAATTTTCTGCTTATTTCTTTTTATTGTCTTTTGCGAGTTTTGCTAATAATGTTTCAATTGCCTTTTGTCCTGCTACTTCAGTTGCTGGGAAAGTCCCACGTGGTTTGCCCCTTGCTTTTGGATTCAATTCTGCTATTGTTTTTTTTGTTTCTGCTGTAATAGGTGCTGATATGCTTGTCGCTTTCACTTCCTTTATTGGAGTCGCAAAATTTCCTCTATCATCAAATTCATTCAATACACTGAAACGCCCTTCTTGTGCGTTTTGATTTTCTACTTCTATTTCATAAGTCGTGCGAGGTGTTGGTTCTCTATCTTTCCGTATATCATTGTATAATTTTCTAAATTCCTCTGCTTGATTGCTTTGTAATGCGTTGGATTGTCCTTGCGGTCTTATCGCTCCGTGATTATAAGGTAATACAATATCCTGATGGATTATGCGGTTGATTGGCGGTGGCACATCTGGAGTTCTAAATACACGTGCTTTCTTTCTCTTATTTCTTTTCTTCTGTGATGGTGCTAAATGAATATGAATACTGTTCTTCAAATTCTGAACCTGCTTTGCTTTTAGAATCACAGATGTCTTTTTTTTCGCCATTCTATATAGTTTATCATGATATATTATTTCTTTGCTTCATCTTTCACTATCTCTAACTTGTCAAAATTCTTATAATAGGTCTTCGTTCTCTGATTGAAAAATAAAAAATTATATGGAACATCATACACAAAATCCATAAGGTCTTGCAAATTGTTCTTTTTCATCGCAAATACGTCTTCTGCAAATGATTCTATCTCAATAACCGATTTCGGCTCAAATATAATAAACACGTCTATTAATGAACGCAACGATTTTGGTAATGACTTGAGCGTCAATAATGTGATTAAAATATTTGTCGACGTATGCCTGTGTTTAAATATTAATTTCTTTAACTGGACTTCTATTGCCTTGTTCTTATACACTTCTGAAAAATCATCTAAAATTAAACAACTTACACCCCCGTCTTTTTTTTCTAATATAGCCTGTTCTTGTATTTCAAATAACATTCCCGCTGATAACTCAAAAAATTTACGTTCGTCTGCATGATTCTTAAATGGGTGATTTTCTTCGCTCTCATATACCTCTTGCGGAGTTGCATAGAACACCTTATCAAATACCCTGTGGAATACTTTGTTGCTTCCTTTTGCGGTCATTATTGAACCGACTAAACTGGACTTTCCACTGCCCATCGCTCCGCTTATCACATATACGGCGGGTTTGTCTATAAATGGCTCTGGAACGCCTAACTTCTTGTCTATATTCTGTTTGCCTAGCTTTATACCTAAGTCGCTGGTCTCAATTACTTGTATCTTCATTATTTTAGTTTGCTAAGATATGATGAGATTTTTATTTGTTTTTACGGTCTTGATATTGTTTGTTCTTTTTTTCTTTGTTTTCTTGCTTTGCGTTATATATTTTATAATAGTCCTTCTGATATTCCTTACTGGCTTCCAGTGATAAATATGCTTTACAAGAATTCATATTGTTCCTGTTATTATCTATATAAAATTGTTCTCGTATAAGTAACTGATGCTTGTTCTCGCACGGATAAACTTCTACTAAACACATTTCAAAATTTTCCCACCCCTTATTTTCTCTAATCGTTTTATACAAATTATAATTATATGTTCTCTTATTTTCGTTATTACAATCGTGTTTATGCTGACTTTTACGTGTCGCAAAATTTGTCGTGCTTCCGAAATACACAAAATCACACAAACCATCTACACATTGGATTTTATATATTACAGTGTTGTTTGTATTGTAATCTACTTTACTAATTGGCATTCTTTCTTATTATATATCAAATGTTCTCTTTATGTTTCAATTATATATATTATAAATTTACATCACGTTGCCACTCCTGTCGCTATTTGTTGAACTTGATAATTCGCTGGAACTTGCTGAATTGGTATTGCTAAATATTATCTGTGGCGGATTCGTATATGGCAACTCTAATAAGGGGTCTTTTATTTTCTTCTTAATCACATTACTGGCTTCTGTTATTTTTATGAATCTCGCATATATTTCATTGAGACATTCGCTTCCATCATTCGTTCTGTGGTATCTGTCTAAACTCAATATCTTGAATATATCTATCGCAAGAAAATATGCGTCTCTACTTGTTATCAAATCCAGTTCCATTTTCTTTTGTATTCCTAAAAATTGCTCTATACTTCCTATGATGACAACCAATAATGATAATATACACGTCAATCCTGATATGTAATGTTGCTGTAAGTATCGTTCCATTCCTACTGAGAGAACACTATTCAATGTGCTGATAATAATAATTGGTATCTTATAATAACTCAATGAGTTTAAATTTAATAGATATTGCTTTTTATGATGTTCGTGGAGAACCTTGCAATCTTTTCGTATTGCTTCTATTATTTGCTCTTGGTCTGGATTCCATGCGTCCATGCTTATATATTATATGTGATATAATATATCATTTTTATTGTATTATTTTTACTTGCTGACAGTGATTGCTCCACTCATCATATCCATCTCAATAACTAAATCGTGAATTGCAAATGTATCACAGTCCATGCTGATGTTATTGGTGTCCATCTTAAGTTCTAAGAATGTGTTCGCATCAATGGTGTTGATTCCACTGACTAATCCACGGATTGCTCCTGCTCCTGATTCTTCAAAATCTAATCCTAAATAAAACGCACCATCGGAAACATCATCAGTTGTGGCAACAACTCCATCACCTCTCAAATATTGAGAATTGTTATAGACAACATCAAAATCTGGAGAATGCGAAGCGTGGAAACACTTAACCCCTTCTTGGAATGATTCACCCCCATAAGAAGTTGTTCCATCGCTTACAGTAATAGGGATAGCGGGATAATTTCTTCCCTCAATCCTGAAAACATAGGTTTGCAAGTTGGGATAATACCTTCCACCTGTGGTATTCTTATTCGCTCTTCCACTTCCGTTGTTACCGTTTGAATCGTTTCTTCTAAAGACAACAAAATAATTCTTAATACTGCTATATCTTGCTGGAATCAAAACAGTGTGATTTCCTGCTGGTTGGAGAGTGCTGTTGAAATTTGAACAGCCCGTTGAGTGAAATTTAAAAATCCCGCCTGACTCGGCTAACAACTGAGAATAAACTGCTGGATTAATGTCTAAATAATCCATATTCAATGCGATTCTTGTCATAGTATATGCTGGAGTTCCACTGGCATATTGGAGAGCAATATCATTTGATGCGAGTGTGAGCCTGAGCCTGATTCCATCTACAAGTGGTAAATAATTTGATGCTAAAAGTCCCAAGGTGGAACTATATAATGGAATAGAAACTCTGATTTTAGTTGTCAAATCCTTACCTGACTTAACTGGGTCTATAGAAGCGGCTGCACTTCCGCCGATGACATCTTTCACAAATTCTCCGTGTCCTGATAAAATAGAACCGATATTTTGCGCTCTGCTCTTACTTTGGTGGTCTTCCATCAAAGCACTAAAAACATTGCATCTGTCTAATAATTCCACAGATTGGTTACCGATGATAACTTCTACACCTTGGATAATAGAGTTTGCACCTCCATTGGAAAATGTGCATGCAGAGGAACAGACTAAGTCAAATGTCAGAGCAGTGAGTTGCGAATTTAACATTGACATTGCACTTGATGGAATTGCGAAATACAAATCTTGTTGTCCCGAATTCCCTACAACAGTTTGGGCGTTCTCCGCTTGAACAGAAACTAATCTGGATTTTGCAGAACCCATGGCACGGAATTGAGAGACGTCTAACTTGGGGGTAATTGAAGCCATATTTTATTATATACTTGATATAGATAATAAAATCACAACGCAGGAAAATAAGCTTTTAATAAAAGCTTAACAAAAAGAATGGTGGGGTTATTTTGTTGAGCTTTTCCTAAAAGCTCATATCTACAATGTCAATTAAAAATGAGACAATAAATAAACCTTCTGTAAATGTTTCTGCACCTAAACGAATATCCTCATATCTGATATTAAACTCTCCTAAAGGTAAATCATTCAATATAAATTTTGCTGACTGTGGAACGTGTGTTGATGATTTTATACCATCTGTTGCATTCAAATCACTAAATAACCCTAAAACGTAATCATTGGCATTCACAACATCAGCCCCTTTTACTTGGAAGTTGCATTTTCCTGATACTTCTGGAATTCCATTTAATAGTAATAATTTTGGTTCGTTATTTGTTCCAGATAATCCGAAACATGTCACTTTCTCTACAGAGAGCATTATTTTATAATCTGGATTGCTCTTATATACCCGCTGAAACTTAAATGATTGTGATTTTACTGCGGTTGATGTCCCGAATGTTTGTTGATAACTCGCTATAACCTTCATTTGCCTATATAATAGACTTTTATAAAAAAGTCTAGCAAAATACCTTTATTTGTTTGTTTTGTTGAGCTTTTCAAAAAGCTCATCTTTGTAATGCATTTCTACCTCTATTTACCGCAGATACAACATTTCGAGCAGTTGCGAATGCTTTACCTCCCTGCATTGCTCCACGTTGAACCATACCTGCACCACGTCTGGCAATATCTACGATTGGGACTAATTCTGGAGCAAATCCTGCAGCACCTGCTTCGGCTAAAGCAAGTCCCTTACTAACTCCTCCTGCTATTTTCTCGACGGCTGGTAAAACCTTCTCACCTATCTCCATGGCGACTCTACCTGCGACATGAACTGCTTTTTGTGCGAACCTTGTGATTGCTGGAGTTGCCTTATTTGCGAATCTGCGAATACTACCCTCGGCTCTTTTAAGAAAAGTCATTTTGTATTATATCATATCGCTATATTATTTTTAATTTTCTCTTTAAGCAGTTCCCCCCCACGAATCGGGGCGTTGGTTTGTGATTTACGGAATGCGTTTATGAGTGTATCATCTATCATGAGTTCCTCTACCTTGACATAATCTACTCTAACCGTAATAAAAAACTGATGTTCTCCATTCATTGATAAAATCCTCCTTTCATCGTCGTGGAGTGACACATTCAATTGTGTTATCGCTCGGTTATTAATTGTTGCTAAGAAGGGCTGATTATTAAAATGTTGCAAGACCGTATTCACTGGAGTTGTTATCGGCAATCGTAAAACAGTTGTGCCTCCCTCTCCTGCTGAGAACGTATCTATGTTATTTGTTCCTATATTATTAAATCGGATTGTGACTCCACTCGTATAAGTGAGATTGAGAATATCATCAAATATATATGGTAATGTGTGGGTCTGATTGGAGAACCCTAATATCTTCTTCGCAGAATTCGCAACTGGATTAAATGTGACTGCTCCACTACCTGACACACGGAACAATGTGTATTTCGACTTAATTACATCAAAAATAAGAGTGATGTCTGTTCTGACTGCGGATATAACTGATTTGAGAACTGGGGTAAGTTGTGTCTCACGATAGTTTCCTACTGGTATCGTAAATAAGTCTCCATCTATGCTAAACTGATTGTTGTTCTCATTAATTGTATAAAATGCTAAAGGTATTGAGCAAGTTTCTATTCCCAATGCGAGTTTGTGCGTATCGTCCATATGTAAGAGCAGTGGCGGACTAATAGTAAATATATAATTTGAGTTACTGACCTTCTGAGCATCTGGACTACTGGAATCTAAGAATATTTTTATTGGACTATGAGTGACTGATGACATTATAAATATACATTATAGCTATATATCTTTATAATCTAATTAACCGTGGCACTTTAGGGACTTCTTCAACCTCCACCTTTTTTGGTTTCTTTTTTACAATTCTCTCAATTATAACTTCTTCATCACTGGACTCCTCTACAACCTCGATAATCTTTTTAATCTTTTTCGGTTTGACTGGCTTGACTGGAGACGGTGCTGGGGTTGGCGGAACTGGCTTATTTGCTTCATCTTTCAACTGAGCCATGATTTCCTCTTTTTTTTTACGGGTTATTTTTGGCATCATCTTTGCTTGAACAACGTCATCTATAATTGCGTTATTCATCTTAGCTAATTCTGCCTTCTTCTCTCTGCCTTTACGCAGTGCGTCTTTCTGAGCATCTGACATCACACGTTTTACTTTTGGTTTCTCAATAGATTGCGGGTTCTCGTCTATGATTTCTTCTAACTCACTCATCAATATATATTGGCGGGAGATATTATTCCTACACTATCATCTATTGTGTGGCTTATTTTATTCCATGACAATATCTATTTCTATAAGAATGACTTATCAATTATTTTTAGTTTATTTAACACATCTTGTTTTTCTGTTTCCATTATGTTATTAAAATTAGGTATATCATAAAATATAGATTTAGATGTGGTAAATCCAGTAAATCTTCCAATATTTCGCATATCTTGATAAATTTTACTCGTAAAAAAATATTTAGTTAGCATATTTGGATTTGTTATTATATAATATTTGTCGTCTTTAGGAGCATTTTTTTCTTCCAACACTTCGGCGGTTGAATGTCTTATCAACAAATAATTACTTCCATTAGTTTTTGTGCTTCTTGTTACATCTCCATAAGAACCATATTTTTCTTTCAATAATTTAAAATAATTAAAATAGTCTCTATATAAAAAATATATATTCATATCATTTATTATTATTCCTTTGTTACAATCTTCTGAAAATTCAAAAATTGTTTCTTTGTGTTTCTCTTCATTTTTTAGTAAGAAATAACAGACCAAGACATTTTCATTAAATGGATTATTAATAAAATCAAACGTTTTAGTCAATATAATTTGTTTATCAATAATATCACCATAAGCATCAGATGATAAACCTCTCCAATATGTTTTTGTTATGAATAACAAATAACTATCTTTATCTTTTAACAATTTTAATGAATGTTTTGTAAATCCATCATCTAAATGTTTTTTTCCTCCTTTTCCAGTTTTACCTTCATTATATGGCGGGTTACCTATTATGATGTCAAATTTTTCAGTTCCCCATTCTTTTGTTACGTCCAGTTTCAGACTGTCACCTTCATACAGATTTAATTTATATTTATCCCCGCAAAATACCCTCTTGCATACCAGTGTGTTATTCGGATTTAATTCACTCATGTATAACATATTTTCCAGTATATGTCTTTTCCTATCTTCCTCATCTGAAATAGAATCCGCTAAACCCACCATTAATCTCATATAAATGATTATTGGAAAATTGCCAATTCCCACTGCTGGGTCATACCATTTCAGGGACTTATCTGCAAATATACTGCTGTTGTGTTGCTTTCTATAATTCTCGTCCAGTTTATCCAGCATCTCATCTATAAGTATAATTGGAGTGAATACTTCCCCGTTCTTTTTCTTTTCCTTTTCTTTCGGTTTTAAATTGTCATTCACGAATTGCAATAACTGGATTGGTTCGTTGATTGTTGCCATTTTATTTTATAGTGACATTATTATTTTACTGGTTTTACATATTTATTAAATGCCATGTTGGACAGAACTGTAACTCCTATCAATAACTGAAAGATTGTCCTTTTTCGGGTTGTTCGTAACATATATATACATTAGAGTAATAAAAAAAGTAATGAATGTAATGCATTGCTTTTGTTGTTTAATTATTGTTTAAATTTGAATTATAAGTGTTAATAGAATATAGTGGCACCGTGGCACCCTGTGGCACCCTAATTTCGAAAGTTCCTTACGAGGGAGTATTCTGTTGAAATAGAGTTATTTAGGGTGCCACAGGGTGCCACAGTGCCACAAGGTATTTAGGTTAGTTCTGTGTTTCTGGTTCTTCTTCTGGTTCTTCTTGTTTTATTCTAAATCCACTAAATCCACCTCTAATCGGTGTTGCAACGTTTTTATTTGCAGCTTTATCCCATTTGTCGTAAGTCCCGAAACCTCGTAATATTTTATTATATTCATATCCGATTTTCTCTTTCATCTCTTTATGGAATTTTTTAGATGTTGTCGCATCTGCAAAATATTCAGGTTTTAGGTCTTGAATCTCTTTTATAGAACATTTGTAATCTTTTATATCTCCTCTTTCAAAATTGTCATTGAACCACGTAATAAGCTCATCATTCGCCATTCTTGTCGCATTAGTCGCTTGAATAACAGACTGACTTTTTTTAGCCAATCCACTTTTAAAATATCTTTTCCCATAATCTATAAGAATGTGTAAGAATGATTCACAATAATTTTTAATTAACTCGTCGCCCAGTCCGAGAGTTGCCTTAAATAATAGTTTTTCAGGAATTGCCACAATACGTTCTCCAGTGCGGTCAAAATGTGATTTAAATGGAATTTCATTATAACGATTAAATACTGCGTTCTGCCCTTCGCCAATGTTAGTTTTATTATTAGAACAACAGAATAATTTAAATGTAATATCTATCATTTCCGTTGTTCCGAACATGACTTCGTTCTCAATAGTTCTGCCATCAGGAATAACTTTCAATAATTCATCATTGACTTTATTTTTAGTCCCTTCATCAGCCCATACAACTCTTTTGCCTTTCATTCCACATAACTGTTTATGAACTTTTGTGTTTCTTGCCTCTAAAAACCCAGCAGTTGTTTTCATAACATATTCTGGAATAGTTTCTGTTAGGAATGCAAATATAAGAGATTTACCATTGTCACCCAATGCTCCCTCCGTTCCGTCAATTAAATACCACAATGATTTTTCCAGACTGGAACAACCCGTAATAGAATAACCGATAACAGACAGGAAATATTCTAAATCTTCATCACAATTATTGCAAATTTCTTTCATAACTCCGAGTAAATATGCTTCTTTATCTTTGTCTCGCTTATCTGGAGAGGGGTCATAATTATGTGATGTTGTAAATGTGAGATAATCATCTGCCTCAATTCCATATTCAAATTTTCCAGTTCTAAAATCTAAAATTCCATTTTTAAATGCAAATTTGCCAGATGTCTTATTTAGTTTTTTAGCAAAATCATCATCTCGAATCAAGGTTTTTAGATTGTTCTTCATTAATGAGATTTCACTTATAGAACGCCATTTTATATATTTTGTGGTATATTCCGCTCTTTTTGCTCTAAGTTCTTCCTTTTCTTTTTCGTCAGCAGAGATAGGTATTTTATTAGATATAGACGCAATTGTATAATCCAGACAATCACCGATAAGTGTGGATAATATATTAGTCGGTTCGTTTACAAGATACCATAAGTTATTTTTAGAATTACACTCATAAAATCGTTCGTTACAATAGACTAACTTGTCTCTCAAATGTTTTGCAATGAACGGAGCTAAATCGCCGATGCCCTTTGTAATAATATCCCATGGAATATACTTGCTCGAAAACCATTTTTCTTTCCAGTTTTTATAAAATTCTGGATTGACAGATTTACAAATATTATTGAGAACACCGAGATTCATATTTTCATATTTACATGGTGCATCCCATAATTGCAGATGTGTGTCGTCTTTCGGATTCGTAGTTGCAACCCAGTCGCAAAATAATTCTTTCGAAAATCCATTTGTTTTCATTACCCCACTTATTTTCAGATAATTATTATAATCCGTCATATGGAAATTCAATCCATTCATTAACATTTCAGTGTATTGCTCAATCAATTTCCTATTTGTTTTATTTGCAGTTGTCTCAGTCCCTGCTATATATGGTTTCGGTTGATTTATTGTCAATAATTTTCCGAGATATTGATGAACGCTATCGGCTGACTGAACTATTTTAAATGGATAAGCATTGTCACTGAATTCTCGTCTTTTATCGGCATTCCCAGTTTTTTTACAAGGTGTTGCTGTCGGCGGAATAACTTGGTGTTTTGTTATTTGGAATTCCAACCCACAATTCGGAATAGGCTTAAATGTTTCAGTTGTTCGTTGTTCGCATAACTCAATAAGGTCAGTGCAATCTGTTATATCACACAAGACGTTCCAGTTGCCTTCAGTTGATGATTCATACATACCGTCCTCACTTCCACACACACCATTATAATCATCTAAATATTTTTTACATATTTTACAATCGCTATCTGTCTTTTTGATATAAATATCAAAATCGAGACAAACGATATATTTTCCATTCATCTGTCTTCCACACTTAATACCATAACCGCAACTATCATCAATAACCAGTGTATTCTTAAACCACTCGTTCGTTTTCTCCCTATAAGCAACAGGACTGGGAACTAATGTTCGCTTATCCACTAAACAGGGCATCTTCGCCGTTCCAATGAGGTCATTTGTAAATGCGTTGCGTAAATTGTAGTTTTCGGCGTGTAACTTTGAAATATTGAACATTGACATTTCTCTTTCTCTATATATTCTATTAACAGATAATTTTTATATCCTTTTTACGATAAATACATTTGCAATCAATTTTGCAGTCTTTTTTTTTGGATTTGATAAGAATAGGGGGTATTTTCTTATAAAATTGAGGTTTTCTTGGATTTTGATTTTTGTGGGTATTTTTTTTTAGGTAAATCAGGTAATAATATTCTCAGAAAAATTCTGGAGATTGTCTTCCATGAGTTGGCTCGCATTGTTCTCATATATTTACACTGATAATCATTGTATGTGTTTTTGTGTATAGCCCTTGACACCATGATTTCTTGTTTGCGTTTTTCAGTATATGGCATGTTGTTTTTTTATGGACTCTATTAATATATTATAAGGTTATACTATTAAATACTTTTGCCTAAATACATAATCAATTTTTGTCACTTTTCTTTAAAATATCCTTAAAACGTCTATTGAAATCTGCTAAACTTTCTGTCAATGTTGGTTTGTTCCATAAAATAAATCTGG